CCTTGATGGCCTTGGCCAGGTCGGCGGCGCCGTGCATTTCTTCAGACCGGATCGGGTAGGAGCCGTCTTCCATTGCCCAGCCACGTCGGGCAGCGCACTTACGGGCGGCGGTGTTGAGGTTGCCGGCATCCGGGGTGTCCAGGTTTCCGCAGTCGCCATCGTCTGCGAACGCGGGGTCGACAGCGACACCGGTGGTTCCGGTACTGGCGTCCTGCCAGGTGACCAAGCTGGTTTCCGGGTCTACGCTGATGCTGTACGTCGGCATGGCTGGCTCATCCTCACTTCTGCCATGGGGCTTTGATCCGTGGGTCGCCGAACCGTCCCCGGAGCACATCGTATATCTGGTTCAGCACCTGCTTGATCTGTTCCTGTTCCTGTTCGGAAATGTTCGGCAGGCCACCGTGTCCACCGGCCATGAACACGGCTGCGGAGTGCACCGCCCGGGGAACCAGGGTCAGCTCATTGTTGATGATGTCTGCGATGGGCAGGTGGTAGGCCACCCGGGAGGTGTCGGCGGTTTCGTTGTTGCGGTACAGGAATGCCTTGTTGAACAGGGCAGGGCGACCCTTGGACCACTGTAGAATCCGTTCGATGGCGGCCTCGAACTCGAACGGGGCGTCCCGGTCGGCGATCGGCATCTGCCGCCAGGAGCTGCCGTTGACAGCGAACGAGGTCAGCTCCAGTTCGATGCCGGCGCTGGCAAGTATCGCCTGGTCGGACTCGTCCGAAACGGTGATCTCGGTTTCCTCGAACGCGGCGAACGGCACGAACGTGAACCCGGCTATGCGCCCCCTGAGGACCCGCGCTACGCTCCGATCCGGCTGGTTGTCGTGGGGCACGACCTCGTAGGTCACGTCCGGCTGAAGGTCTACGCTGGGGGTGGAGACACCCTGCCGGACCAGGTAGATGGCCTGCACCACCTCCGGGATGATCTGTGGGCCCAGAAAGGACCCTGACCCTATCCAGCCCCGACCGGGCTGGTACTCCACCTGCTCCAGTCGTCCTACGGTAGTGGAACCCATGTGCCCCTGGCTGCGGTCCCGGGTGAACATGACCGGGCGAGGTAGCCTGCGGTGGCTCAGCGACCCCCGGGCGAACTTGCGGTAGTCACCGGTGATGACCGGTTCCTCGGGGGCGATCAGTCCCCGGAACCGGATCGAGGAAACCGGGCCGTCAACCATTGACCCTCCTGAAACTCAGATCACACCGGCACTGGATGACTTCCCATGGCGGCCCGGTGGGGTCACCGGGGTACATCAGCGGGAAGCCACCCACCACGAACGGCTGCATCACCGGGATCTCCGTGTCATCGGCCAGGTCGTGTGACTGGCGTACCTGGTCGTCCCCGGTGTCGTTCCACCGCTTCAGGATCGGCCCCAGCGTGTTCTGCGCGTCGATGGCGGCAGCCAGTGCCCCGGCGTTGGCGGCCCGGGTAACCTCGGTGCCGGTGATCAGCTGAGCCCGGTTGCGGAACGTGTCGTTGCCGGTCATCGTCAGCAGCTGCTCCACCGAGTCAGCGATCTCCTGCCGGCTCAGTCCCGCCGACAGGCCATCACTGATTTCACGGATGACCATCCCGTTGACCTCGTTCGGCAGCTGCATAAGAAAGTCGTGAGAGCCGTTCAAGGCTTCCAGTACATGGGAGCTGGTGGATGAGAACGTGGGCTGCCCGAATGCCTGGCTCCATCCGATCCTGGCCGCCGTTTCCAGCTCCGGACGCAGGCCGGTGACCTCACTTTCCCACAGCTGCATCTGGGAGTACACCGCAACCGCATCCGGCAGGCCAAGGAACCGCACTGTCGGGGCCAGCACCGCATCGGAGACCGCACCCAGCCAGCTCCGCAGCGCCCTCATCACCCGGGGCAGTGTGGCCTGAACGTGCCGACGGATCTCTGGGCTGCTCATGCCGGGAACCCCCGCACCCGCAGCACCATCCGCAACGTGGTCGGGTCGTGACCGACCGCCTCCTTCAGCAGCCCACCCGTGTAGTCATGCAGCGACTCCGATAACGCGGCCGGGTCCACGTCGACAGATGACACGTAGGCTTCCACCCGGGACCAGGCACCCTCCAACAGTCGCTCCACATGATCCTGTGAGGCGACCTTCAGCTTGGTGTGGATGCGCTCCTCCGGTACTTCCCGGAACTGGCCCCGCAGGCTGCGGTTGGCCAGCAGCCGCTTGCCGGCTTTGCGCAGGGCTTCGGTGACCAGGATGTCGGCTGCCATCAGCAGCGGGGTGGGTCCCGGGACCAGGTCGGCCGCTGCGATCAGGTTGTCCTGGGTGGTGTTGGCCGGCCGGGTCGCCGAAGGCAGCTCAGGAGTGGGGGACGTGTCGCCGGTGACATCACGTTCCGGGGTTGGTGGTGGCGGTGGCCCGGTACCTTCCACCTCCATCGGAGTGACCGTTTCAATCTCGATACCGATTGCTTCCCGCAGCGGTGGGGATGCGAACAGGCCGGGGTCGCGCAGCATCAGCTCCTTGATGAAGCGGATGTTCTCCTCGTCCTGGTCCGGTGCGGCCGTGTCCGGGTTGTAGTCCCCCGCCCGCAGTACTTCCTCCCGGGACACGATGCCCCGCTCGTACAGGTTGAGGGTGTCTTGGAGCCGGTTGGGGCGGTGGGTCAGTGGTCCGGTGTCGTACCAGAGGGCGAACCTGCCTGGCTCCCTTCCGAGGGCACGTAACGCCGGAGCGAGGTATGCCTCGTTGAGCGCGTCACAGATCCGAACCACCAGTGGTTCAATGTGGACCTTGATGGCATTTTCTTCCACATACCACATTCCCCAGTGGTTCGTTTCCGCTGCCCCTTCCAACACCTCCGGCGGCATGTCCAGGCTGGTCGCTAGCCTACGGATGGCTTCCTGACGCAGCTGGACGTGCTGTTCGGACAGGATCGACTCGAACGTGATCGGCTTGTCCGGCATTACGTCGATGGCTTCCTTGTCCATCTGGAGCAGGATCGGTGCCAGGCTGGCGGCCGTGCCGGGATGCTGGAGGTTGGTGGTCATGGCTTCCATCAGGGCCTGCATCAGCCCTTCGGTGCCACCCGGTGTCCCGTCATCCTTGGGGAAGTCGATGTTGTTCGGGATGGGCAGAATCCCACCCAGGGCGAGCCGGGACAGCAGCTGGCTCTGGATGTACCAGTTGAGCTGTTCCAGTTCGGTCAGCACCGGCAGGGCGGCCCGGGCTGGTGCATCGGCCAGGTCTGGGGACCCCGGGTGTGGGGTCCATACCCGGATGATGATGTCCCGGCTGGGGTTCAGCTTGATCACTTCCCCGTTGAACCGGAACTGGATACCACCGGCGCTTCTGCGCAGCTCGGATGGGGCGATCACGTACCAGCGGTCCCGCTTGCCCACGCCGCTGCTGGCGGCCCGACCGACAATGAAGCATTCCCCGGCCACGGTCAGGCTCACGCCGATGGCACGTAGCTGTTCCGACTTGGCCGACACGCCCCCGAACAGGGTGTCGGCCACCGCCTGCACTTCGTCGTCTTCGGCCTCGTTTCCAACTCGGCCAAGTTCGTCCACCTCGGCCACGAACAGCCGGACCCGGGAGCAGGCTGATCCGACATAGTTGGCAGCGAACCGGAACTCACCGATGATGTTGTACAGGCGCCAGGTTTCCGACTGCCACTGCTGGTCCCTAAGGCGGTAGGCGTTCCACACCGGGTCGGAGGTGGTGATCCGGGTGGCGGAAGCGATCAGGGACCCGGGTACCGGCAGTTTGTTTCGGCGAAAGACCATCAGCTGCCCCGTATTTCTAGCCGGTCACCGGCGGAGAGCACCATTGGTGCCAGCTTGGCCATGGCCAGCACCGCCAGGAAAGCCACCCAGGCCAGATGCTGGGTGGCAAACGTTATGCCGGTCAACGGCACTGACACCCATACCGCTGTGCACCCAGGGCAGTGCACCAGGTAGGTCAGCTTTCCCTCAACCCCGAACCGGTTGGTTACCCAGCGTCGCATAGGTGCGGTTATGGCTGCGTCCACCACAAGCCAGGTCACTTCCGCCACGGCAAGGGCTAGAAGGATCAGAATAACCGCACTGGGCATGTGACCAGCATAATCAGCGCAGCGCCCCTCCCACCCGGTTGCCAAGGGTGTACAGGCCGATATTTCGGTTACCGGGGTCGGGGCGACGCTGCCGCTGCGGCTGGTACGAGCCGGGGGTGTGGATGGAGGCGACCTGCTTCTCGGTGCCCATGAGGTGCCTACAGGCATGCACCAGGGCGTCCAGCCGGTTCGGGGAGCTGTGCTTGCTGGCATC